ACTTTATTGATCGTCAGCTAGAAACATCAGACAAACTGTTTAAGGCTATGTTTGAAGACCACAAAGAGCGCATGAAAGATATGGTGCTTTGGGCAGATATGAACTCTGGACTAATGAAGAAGTTAGACGAAAGAGATGAAGCAATAGCAAGACTAACTGCGGAACTTATCGCATTGAAAGCAGCCTCGGGACTATGACAACAACAGGTACTACTGCATTTAACCTAGATCTCAACGACTTAGTTGAAGAGGCATTTGAGCGGGCTGGCTTAGAGCTGCGCACGGGTTATGATCTGCGTACCGCTCGTAGGTCCTTAAACCTACTAACGATTGAATGGGCAAACCGTGGTATTAACCTCTGGACTATTGAGCAAGGCCAAATCCCTATGGTTACTGGACAAGCCTGTTATGCATTTCCTGTTGACACCATTGACCTATTAGACCAAGTAATCCGCACAAATAACGGCACATCTAACCAGATTGACATCAACATTACCCGTATTTCTGAATCTACCTATTCAACCCTGCCAAATAAGCTCACACAGGGGCGCCCGATACAAGTGTGGATCAACCGTCAAACAGGTCTAACAAACCCCACCACGGCTGTTTTAACGGCTAATGTGACATCCTCAGCGACTACTATTGATGTAAGTGACGCATCGCTCTTGGCTTCTAATGGGTTTATTAACTTAGAGTCTGAAACAATTTACTACGCCAACGTCACTGACAACCAATTAATTAACTGCGCTAGGGGTCAAAACGGCACTACGGCAGCTAGTCATTTAGTAACTACAACAGTTTATACATCTAACCTACCCAGCATTAATGTCTGGCCTACCCCAAATTCACCGGGAAGTCAGTATATGTTTGTGTACTGGAGGCTAAGACGACTTCAAGATGCCGGTAATGGTGTTACAGAACAAGACATCCCTTTCCGCTTTTTACCTTGCATGGTGTCAGGTTTAGCATACTATATTGCTATGAAAAAGCCAGAAGTAGACCCAAACAGAGTAATGGCGTTAAAGGCTTTATATGAGGAGCAGTTTCAATTGGCGGCTGACGAAGACCGTGAAAAGGCTGCTATTCGATTTGTACCAAGACAGATGTTTTATTGAGGTTATGAATGCCATCAAAATATGCTTCAGGGAAAAATTCGATTGCGGAGTGCGACAGATGCGGTCAGCGCTATATGCTCAAGGAATTAAAGAAACAAGTACTTAAGACTAAACTATATAATATCAAGGTATGTCCAAGCTGTTGGGATCCTGATCAACCGCAGTTGCAGTTAGGTATGTATCCAGTCAATGACCCACAAGCAGTGCGGGAACCAAGACCAGATGTAAGTTATCAGCAGTCAGGTAACAACGGTTTACAGATTGATATTAACGGCGGTACTGGAGTTGATGGGTTTGGTGAACCAGATATGGGTAGTAGAGTCTTTCAGTGGAATTGGAATCCAGTTGGTGGTTCAAGAAGTTTTGATAACCAGCTAACGCCAGATGATTTAAAAGGCTATGGGCAGTTAGGTAGTGTAACGATTGATATAACTTAGGAGTATGACATGGGATTTAGAAAATCAGCAGACGGAGTAACTAAGACAGGTAAAACTGATACTCAGGTATTTCCAAACGACGGTAAGAAAGTTATTTTGAGCGGCCCAAAAGCCAGTAAAAGTAGCCTGAACAAGAACATGAAAGCTATGGGTCGTAACATGGCTCGTGCCGCAAACCAGAGAGGTCGATAATGGCTAAATTCAGCGAAAAGAAAATGGGCAAAGAAGTTGGTGCGGCTGCTGTATATGCTAAACCACATACCATGAGTGGTAGCCCAGTAAACGAACAGGCTTCAGTAGTTAAAGCTGGTAACGGCGTAGACGAAATTAGAATGTCTGTAGGTAACGTATTTAATAAACAGAACGATGAAGTAAAGACTTCTGGCATTAAGATCCGTGGTACTGGTGCGGCTACTAAAGGTACAATGGCACGGGGTCCGATGGCGTAATGAATTACCAAGACCTGTTCGATCAGATTCAAGCCTATACGGAAAACCAATTTCCGGCGACTTATCTCGCCAATGGAAGTACAGTCAGCTATACAACGCAGATTAATACCTTCATTCAGCAGGCGGAAGAGCGCATCTATAACACAGTGCAGCTACCTTCTTTGCGGAAAAACGTTACAGGCAATTGTTCTTCGACCACGACTTACTTAGGATGCCCTAACGACTACTTATCTACCTATTCAATGGCGGTTATTGATGGGGACGGGGTTTATGAGTACCTTTTAAATAAGGATGTTAACTTCATTCGTCAGGCTTACCCAGACCCAACAACTACGGGTTTACCTCGTTACTACGCTTTATTTGGATCTAGACTGAATGACCCTAACGAACTGAGCTTTATGCTAGGCCCAAAACCAGATTCAGACTACGGAGTGGAACTTCATTACAACGCTTATCCAGAATCAATTGTGGATGCTGGTACGTCTTGGCTTGGTGATAATTACTCGCCCGCGCTGCTTTATGGTAGCTTGGTTGAATCGTACCAATACATGAAAGGTGAGCCAGATTTGTTGGCAATGTATAATGCTAAGTATCAAGAAGCCATGCAGCAACTCAACAGACTGGGTACTGGATTAGAGCGCAACGATGCCTACCGATCGGGCCAAGCCTCTATTAAGGTTAATCCGTAATGCATACGACCCGTAAAGGCGCACTAGCCGCAGAAGAAAAACAGTATTTTACTGGTAAGCCCTGTAAAACAAGTAAACATATTGCCAATCGCCGCACTAAAACGGGTGAATGTATGGCTTGCCGTGCTGAGTTTCTTATTGAATGGCGGGTTAAAAACCCAAGTAAAGTAAAGCAACATAATGATACTCAATATGAGAATCACGCTGACAGTCTTATTGCTAGGTCAAAAAAGTTTAATGTTCAAAATAAAGAAAAAGTAACCCTTTGGAAACGCAGATACCAAAAACAAAACCCCCATATTTTTGCAAAAATTGGTGCTAAACGAAGATCCGCAAAACTCCAACGTACCCCCGCATGGCTCACAGATAATGACCATTGGATGATTGGGCAAGCCTATGAATTAGCTGCATTAAGGAGTAAAATGACAGGGTTTGTGTGGCACGTAGATCATGTAGTACCTTTACAGGGTAAAACCGTATCCGGCTTGCACACACCGTATAATTTGCAAGTTATTCCAGCAGCAGTTAATATCAGCAAATCTAACAAATTTTTAGGAGCATAAAATGGCTATTACACAAGCAATGGCTGATTCGTTCAAGGTACAAATCCTTGCCGGTCAACAAAATTTAACATCAGGTGCGACACCCGTATATAAGATTGCTTTGTATACTAGTTCAGCTACTCTATCAAACGCAACAACGGCGTACACGACTACGAATGAGCAGACTAGCTCTAGTTCAAACTATACCGCTGGTGGTAATACACTAACGATTAGTACAAGTCCTACCTCTACTGGTAACGTAGCGTTTATGTCGTTCTCGAATAGCTCTTGGACTAATGCAAATATTACAGCTAACGGTGCGTTGATTTATAACTCTACTGCAAATACGGCTGTTGCTGTGTTGGCTTTTGGTGGCGATAAGACTGCTACTAACGGTACATTTTCAATTATCTTCCCAACCGCTGACGCAAGTAACGCAATTATCCGTATAGCATAGGAGCTTTAAATGGCTCTTGTATTATTTGATCGGGTAAAAGAAAATACCACTACAACTGGTACTGGCACTATTGTATTAGGTGGTGCGCAGACCGGTTATCAGTCGTTTGCGGTAGTTGGAAATGCGAATACAACGTACTACACCATAGCGGATCAAACAGGGTCTAATTGGGAAGTAGGTATTGGCACGTACTATACTGGTAACGTTTCTCTCGCCCGCACGACTATTCTATCTTCAAGTAATGCTAATGCGGTTGCTAACTTTACTGCTGGTACTAAGGACGTATTTATTACTTACCCGTCTGAAACTTCTGCATTAGGCGGAAGCGGTCAAGCAATTATAGTAAATCAAGCAAATGCTACAGCAAACTACACAATTGCCGCAGGTACTAATGGCTTTTCTGTAGGCCCAATTACTGTTTCAAACAACGTTAGCGTAACGATTGCCAGTGGGCAAAGATGGGTTGTAATATGAGCTATATAGCCGCTGGAAATACCGTAACAACCGCAGTTACCGTTAATGGGGATACTACTGGTAATTTAATCTTTACAACTAGTGGGGGTAACTTAACTGCCTTGACTCTGGATACTAACCAGATCTCTACTTTTGCATCGTCTATTAAAGAGACTGCTACTGTATCTGCAACGGCAGCGACAGCCAACGTCAACTTAGATGCTATTACCCAAAGCATTTTATATTACACAAGTAATGCCACAGCTAACACTACAATTAATATTCGTGGAAGCTCAACCATTCCGTTGAATAATGCTATGTCTAATGGTCAATCTATTAGCGTAGTTTTTATGAACACCCAAGGAAATACTGCTTATTATGTAAGTGGATACCAAATTGATGGAGCTGCTGTAACTCCTAAATGGCAAAGTAACTCTGCGCCTACTTCTGGAAATGCTAGAGGTATCGATGTATATTCATTGACTGCGGTTAAAACGGCTAACGCTACCTATACAGTTTTAGCTTCTCAAACTCAGTTCGCATAACATGCCATTCCTAGCGGCCCGTGGTGAATCTGTTAAAGCCTTTGGGTTTACTAGTGGAAAAGCGCCATATACTTTTTCTTATGTTACCGTAGGCGGTGGTGGTTCTGGATCTACAGGTGGTAACTATGGTGGCGGTGGCGGAGCTGGTAATTTCACCTCATCTAGTAACTCAGCTACCAAAAGTACAGTTTATACGGTTACTGTTGGCGGTGGCGGAACAGGTGGCTCAAACGGCACTAACAGTACTATTGTAGGAGGCATTTTAACAATTACGTCTGTAGGTGGTGGTGGTGGATCTGGACAGACTGGAGGTAGATCTGGAAATGGGTTTACTGGTGGAGCGGGTCCTTTATTTGCTGGTGGCGGTGGAGCTGGTTCTAGCGCAAACGGCAATGGTGCCGCTGATCGGGTAGGGGGTGGAGGCGGTGCTGGGACTGCTACATCAATTACAGGCTCATCAGTAACATATGCAGGTGGCGGAGGCGGTGCTGGTGTAGATGGTGTTGGTTCAGGTGCTAATGGTGGTGGTACGGGCGGTAAAAACCCAGAATCTCCAGCAGGTGGGAATGCTAGTGGTAACACAGGATCTGGCGGTGGTGGAGCGGTAAACAATACTGCTGGTCAGGGTGGTTCAGGAAAAATTATTCTATCAATACCTACCGTTAGTTATTCTGGAACTACGACAGGAAGCCCAACCGTGACTACCAATGGTAGCAATACCATATTACAATTCAACAGTAGCGGTACTTATACAGGTTAATTAAAGGAGTAAAACATGCCATATTTTGCAAAATGCGATGCAACATCTGAAGCGTCTAAATTTCTAGTAGAAGAAGTTATTTCGGCAGATCAAGCGTTCGTGGATACACAACCCGGATTCTGGGTACAGACCTCATACAACACATACGGAAACGTGCATTACGCACCGTCTCCTCCCGCAGAGCCTCATACACCCGATGGTGGAACTCCACTTCGTGCTAACTACGCAGGCATTGGGTATACATACGATAATTCTTATGTTATTGACGGTGTTGTAGGTGTGTTCTATGCTCCTCAGCCATATCCATCTTGGATCTTAAATACTTCAACTTTCTTATGGGAAGCTCCAGTACCTTATCCTGCAGGTGGCGGTGATTATGTTTGGGATGAAGCTACTTTATCTTGGGTATTAGCACCTTAAGGATTTATTATGACGGTAATTGTTGACGGAACAAACGGTGTAAACATAGCGTCTACAACAGGCGTTATAAACTTGCTTGGTAGTACATCTGGCACTATTACACTACAAGCAAATGCTGTATCAGGTACAAATACGCTTACTTTACCTAATAGCACTGGAACTGTTGCTTTAACAGGTGCGGCAGTAGTAAGTTCACAACTTCCTGCTGGTACTGTGTTACAAGTAGTCCAAGGAACTTCTACAACTGAAAACTCAACAACAGGCAATAGTTTTGTAGCTTCAAGTTTAAGTGCTGCAATTACTCCTAAATTTTCTACAAGCAAAATATTAGTAAGAGTAGCTTCGGTATGCACAAACACAGGAAGTGGGCAAGGTAATTATACTATTTATCGTGGCGCAACAAATTTAGGTGGTGGAGGTCAATCAAGTTTTTCTCAATATTACAGTTCTGCTAACTATTCTTTTGTTCCCATTATTATGGAATATTTAGACTCACCTGCAACTACATCATCTACTACTTATCAAGTTTATTTTAAAACCAATAGTGGAGGTACTACAACATATTTTGGGTCTAGCAATCCATTGCAAACAATGACTTTAATGGAGATAGCCGCATGAACTATTTTACTCAAGCTATTTACAACTTATATCCGCAAGTCATTACAATTTGTGGCGATGTTGCTTATGACGCAGAAGGTAATGTAGTGGAATATGACCCAGTAGCCGTGCAAACCGAAGCAGACAAACTGGACTGTAAAGCACAAGCAACTTCAATCCTTCAAGCTACCGACTGGACTTCTATTGCCGATGTTGGTTCCCCAGAAAATAACCCATATTTAACAAACCAAGCTGATTTTTTATTTTACCGTAATGTTATCCGTGGTTATGCGGTTAACCCTGTAGAAAACCCAGTTTGGCCTACACAACCGACAGAGCAGTGGTCTAGCTAACCATGTCCACTATCAATGCACAAGCCGGAAACTCTTTATCCATCTCAGCGATTATTAAAGTCTCTGATGGTACGGCAAATATTGCATTACAGACTAATGGATCTAACGCTGTAGTTATTGACTCAATTCAAAACGCTAACTTTGTAACAACGGGCGCTGTAACCATTTCTGCTGGAACAACTGCGCAAAGACCTACTGGTGTAAATGGGATGATCCGATACAACACATTATTTTCATTACTTGAATCCTATTTAAGTGGGGCATGGGTTGCTGTTACAGGTTCTTACACATATACAATTTCTTATTTACAAATTGCTGGTGGCGGTGGTGGTGGTTCAGTATCAACTAGTAGTGGAAGAGGAATGGGCGGCGGCGGTGCTGGCGGTTACTTAATTGGCACAACTACTTTTACAGTAGCAACCGTTTACACCGTGACCGTAGGCGCTGGCGGTACTGGAGGTAATAATAGTGCGGCTGGTAATGGAGGAAACTCTTCTATCACTGGATTAA